GAGCGCGCCTGGCTGCTTCTTCTAAAGTCCGCCCAGCATTTGGCGATGGTTCATAATCGCGTGGCGGAGGAATTGGCCTCACAGCTGGCTTAACAGGTCCGAACAGAAACTCAAACATTTGTGAGCGCCCAATAAAAAACCCACCAATAAGCTGGTGAGTTAGAAATGAAAAACCCGCTGGGTTAGCGGGCTTGAAGGTTTTATGGTGAGAATTTCTCACTCTATATATTGCTTTTACAGGTGCTTCCCGAAAAAAGCAAGCTGATTTTCTGCTTTTTCATTTGCGGGTTGGCGGCTCAAACTTGAACACGGCAGCAGATTTCGGATCAGGAGAACTCTCCAAATCCTCAATGATTGAATGCGCATACTCCTCCAACGCATCAGCAATTTGCTCAACCTCTTTAAGATTGTATTCTCTCGCGCAGGAGACCATCTCTAACGCTGCGTAGGGATTTTCGATGACAATCCCGCCTGCAAGATTCAAAAGCCTGACTGCATCGAATATCTCATCTCTTCTTTCGCCCATCTTGGAGACTTCGACCAACGCGCCGCCATTCCTTTCCATAATTGCCTCGTCTTAAGGAGTTGATTGTTTCTTCCCCTTAGATTTTAACTCAGGATGGGCGGAAACCAGCTTCTGAATGTAGATGGCTCCCTTGCCAGTGACTAATGCCTGTTGGTACGTTTGAATCTCGCCACGCGGGTCTTTGTATTTTTTCATAATGACCCGAAAACGCCCAGCGTCTATATGCACTTGGTACGGAAGTACGCGTTTCTTTATCAGCACTTCCTTTTCGCGCAAGAACTTGAACAGGGTTTTTGAACCTATACCAAGTTCTTTTGCTACCTCGTAAATAGTCTGCGAATTTATAGCCTCCGCGACCGCATCGTAGAACTCAACCTTTGGGGCTTGCTGCTCAATAATGGCTGACTGCTGTTCAATTTGAACGGCCTGATTTGCGGCAAGCAGGAGCGCCTGGGCGTAAGTCTGGGGAATTTCAAACTTCCTCCCCTCCAATTCCGTCATCCGGTCGAACACCTTTGCCTGCAACTCGTAGCTGTACGACATGGCCATCAGGCAGGCTTCCCGCTTGGGGAAGCGATAGCAGGGGTAAGCCTGGCCGTTCTGCGGGTGAATGTAGGTGTCCTGAAACTGAATGAGACCCCCTTCACCAAGGACCTTGGGAACTTTCGCCATAAAATTCGCATGTGTCAGATCCTTGCGACCTTCGTGCGCGTTTATGAAATCCACCAATTCCAGGCTGGACATGGTGACCCCGGCTGGAGCTTCGATCTTGATGAGTTCGTTCATGACTGCCTCCCTTCCACAGTCAGCTCGTCGGTTTCTGTTTCCTCGAGATCACCAGGACGTATTGGAAGGAGATATTTGTCTTCCCTGAAGTAATTAACACGGGGATCATCGGTCTGGTGCTTAATATGCCAAACGTCAAACATTACCTCGCCGTCCTGCATTATCGCTTCAGGGTAATGCTTCACAACATCTACAATCTGACCTGCGGATAATCCGACGAGCACAATCGCCAGATCACCTTTTCTGCATCTTGGTTTCGTGTTTTGGGAAACATTTTGCGCGGACGCGCTTTTGGACTTACTCATGGTCATGCTCCTAAAGGTCGGTTGAGTAACCGCCTGCCCGATGTCAAACGGGGTGGGCGGCACGTGACGGGTTGACATACGAGTAGGAGCACTCGCGGCCTTGCGGCCCCCGCCACGGTCGCCCATAAAGGGGCATACCAAGGCATGAAAAAAGCCGCATGCATAACGCTTTGCGGCCTTCGCCGCTCCTACATTCGGGATGTCAAACCCGGCCAACAAATTGTTGTTGGCGTAGAAACGATACATAGACAAAAAAGATTTGTCAAGCATAGCTGCGTTCCCTGAGGATCAGCCCATGCCCCTCCAGCTCTCCTTGCATCTCTGCCATCGCCCTATTTTCAATAGCGTCCAACACATCGTAAACCACGCTCCTGATTTCGATTACCTTGGCATCCCGGCATTTTAGATCGCGTCGGATAGCACGATACCCTACGTCCGCCCCGAAGTAGCACAGCAGCAGCTTGTGCGCACCGCGGCGCCCGTGGACACCGGTACCAAGGCTGCAGAATATCCTGTTCATCAGCATCGTGACATGCTCGGCACCAGTCTGCCCGCCGAACCTCGCCGCGATGTATTCCCGGCAGGCTGGATCCGGCAACCGTTCAGCCATCCCGATGATCGCGGCCGCCTGGGCGTGTTGCTCGTGAACGGATAGTCCCTGAATCGCTTCAGGAGGAATTCCGCGCATACTCTGTTCCCGCATGCGGTTCGCGCCGCTCAGTTTCACGATCGGCCGATTGACGGTTTCGTATGCCCAGGAAAGGGCGCTATGGGCGGACCGGAACATCTGGAACCTCCTTTCGCTGATTCGATCGTTGATAGGACAGCCTATTCTGTTCACAAACGGGGCATCGCTTATGCGTACGCCGGCCGTATGCGTTATAGCGCCACTTCCAGTCGCCAGCATCGGGCCGCATTTGGCAACATCCAGGGCAGAATCTAAGCACGGAACCCTCCCCTCTTCGCAATCTTCACAAGCGCCTTGAAATGAACGGACTTGCTCTGCCGGTAGAACCCATCTTTTTTCGCCCGGGCGCTGGCCTTTGCCTTCAGCTTGCTCGCCTCGGCCTTCTCGCGTCGTTCGGTTTCCGCCAGGAGGCCATCCCCTATCACTTCGGGGTTCTGGTACTTCCAGGATTCCATGGGAACTGGGAATTTCATCTACCCTCCGAAATAGCGCGATTGGTCAACGCCAATAAACCGGTTTCATCCAGTTTCCACATGCGCTCGAATCCACGCCTATGAAGCCCATGCACGCCGGTCGCACCCTGGTGATGTTCAGGACATAAAGGAGAAACAGCGAAGTCATCAGCAGGCACGGTTACGTGATGCACACTTACCGGGCGCGTCTCAATCCCGAGTTTGTACATGCACACCACGCAGGGAAGCTGCGCAACTCGATCCATGTGAACTTTAGCTGCCTTGCTCATTCCCCAAACCCTTCCAGAACCGAGTCCATCATCTCGTACGCCTGATCCTTGCCAAGATGCTTCCAGAGGTATGGGGCGGCGTGCTCACCGCGTAGGAACTCGATTACCTGAGCGTGGAATTGCCGGAACTCTTCCTCGTCGGCTTTGGCGTAGGAGATGCTTTTCGGCAGAGGAACTATTCCGCCCTTGGCGCCCGGTACCCACACCACCCAGGCCGCGCCGATCTTTAACCAATCGCGGAACATTTCGAAATCAGTGAACCGCTCCTGGGCATCAAACAGCGTTTGCTCAATCTTCATGTGCCGGCGATGGAATGGACCAGAGCGCGGGAATACCATCTCCACCGCGGCCATTTCCCCGGGTTCCATGCGAGTAATGCGCTTCCAGAAATGACGCCATGCGCGACGATCCTCTTTGCAGGCACCATCCACTGCCCCGAACAGAAATGAACGCACGGCTTCCAGCACACCTTCCTTCGGCATCTCCATATCAGTGCGGCAAATGGTCATCTTGGCCATGTCAGATCGCCGTCACCTGAACCACGGCACGCGCCTGCTCGGCGTAGCGCTTTGTCACCGATAACTCCACGGCCTGCTTGTCGTCCTTCCAGACAATCTCGTTGCAGGCATCAAAAATCCCTTTAATGCAGTTGTCGAGGTCCGGCTTGGATGTAGGGAAGATTCCGCCGTTGAGCGCGTTGCGCTGCTTCTTCTGAGACCAACTGGCAGGAGGCGTCACATACAGGCCGATCCATACCGACACAGCTCCATCTATCACCGCCCTGCCCTGCATGGCTTCAGCAGCTGCCAACTTCACCAAGTTTTCGTAACTGGCAGTTTTTTCCGGAGTGTATGTAGTGACAAAATTGCCGCGGCGCGCGAACTTGGGCCTCCCCTTTCCTACCGGCGTGCCGGGAATAACGAATGAGATCTCAGACATTTGCCGCCACCCCCGGGCTCACGAACTTCACCAGCAACTCTGTCTGCTCCTGGTCCAACTCAATCGGATCGGAACTCAACCCGAATAGCATCAACGTGCCATCCGACGTGCGCGCCAGGCGGAAACGGGATTTGGTCGGCAACCGATTGGTAATGACCTTTTCAACGATGTCATTAACATGGTGAGTTACCGCATTGAAGGTGATCGGCAAAACACTTTCTATCTCATCGGAAACCGTGTCATTCGTGGATTTCAACCCGTTCGGCTTCCCGGTTTTAATTCCCTCGAATTCGGGGGAATTAACCACTCCATTCCTGCGCCCATCAGCAAGGAGCATTTCAGGCGTAACACCCGGCGCGAGCGCATAAGTTTTATTCGCAACACCACCAGTAATTACGATGAGTCCGCGATCAACGTGATTCCTGATGAACGGCTTGATCGTGTTGGCCCCGGAAATGCGAATAAGGTCTTTCCCTGAAACACTTCCTCTCTCAGAGATGGTTTCAAGGATGATGCGGGACTTGCTTTTCTGCTCCATATGTCGAGTCTCCGGTTCTTTGGTGGTTGGCGCATTCAACCCTGGCGATATGTTGTCCGTGCGCAGCGGCGCCGGCGGGCTGATAGAGAACTGCTTGAAACTCACCTTCTCCGGCACGCCGGTGGGCCACACCATGATTTGAGTTACACCATGCTTTGAAACGATGCATTTGTTTATGCTGCGCGCGGCATACATTTCCTCGATAAGTTCGAGCAGCGGTTCCATGGCCATGCAAGCCTTTTCCCTGAGAACGCGAAGTGGAATTGGGTTTTTGGAATCGGATCCAGAGAGCAGAGAAAGAATCTTGTCGGCGTTCATTTCCCCTCCTCCTTCTTCAATCGAAACATCGTGCAGCGCAATCCCCATAATTCACCCAGATCACACCTCTTCTCGCCACGCACTGAGAATTCATGAATACAGCCTGAGCATGAAAGGATGGGACGAGGGATTACAAGGAAGCCGGTCATGCCACATCCTCGTCGTGATCGAAGCTCATAACAAGAATCCCCTTGATTGCATGAAATCGACCGGGTGTTTTGCACCCTTACTCATATTGCATGTGGGGCATAACAATTGAACATTTGAATCTGAATGCTCACCGCCTATAGCGAGAGGAATTATGTGATCAACGTGATGCCCTGTTTTTGCTAGCATCTCTTTGCAAGATGCGCACTTTCCTTTTTGCAGGGCAATCAATTTTTTAACTATTCCCACAGATAATCTGCCACCGGATGACCTTTTTCGAGCTTTCCTGTTCTGCGAATGCACCCTCATTTTTTCAGGGTTATTAAGCCTATATGCTCGATCAAAGGCCCTCTTGTTTTCGATACACTTTTCTCTGCTAGCCTTTTTTCTTTCAGGATTTTCCTTTTCCCATTGCCTAGCAGCAGCAATGACCCTTTCCTTGTTTTTCAAATACCAGGCTCTGGATACCTCCCTATGCATCTCTTTTATTCTCTCTGCATTGGCAGCTCTCCAAATCTTGTCCGCTTCCTTAACTCGATCTGCATTTGCAATACGCCAAGCTCTTTGCTTCTCTTTAATTCTTTCTGCATTCTTTTGGAGATAATCCTTAATGCGCTCCTTATTTTTTATTCGATATTCAGCCTTATATGCTGCTATACGAGCTTTTTTATCTTCTTCAGGACTATTCATCGCACCCCCAATCGAACGCTCTGCGGCCGGCCTTGTCGAGCAACCTCGCCCACTCCGAATCCCACAAAATCCCGCTCCCAAACATTGCATCGCGAATATGGGCAGGGATGATTCCGGTCTCTTTAGCGGCTTCCTCATATGTCCACCCTGCAATATCCAGAACCTTCCGTACGTTCTCGGGCGTCTGCTTCATCTCTAGGGAAAACATGCAGGTATGACCTGAGGTGTAGCCCATCAGGCGCCTCCCACTGTGAACCCGCGCTCCACGCTCCTTACCTTGCGCTCTATGCGATCACCGTCGTAATTTCCGAACCTTGTAAGAGCGCCATTGAATCCCAGGCGGCAATCTCCAATAGCGCCGTTCCGGTTCTTCCTGCACAGGATCTCTGCTGTTCCTCTGGCTTCGCTGTTTTCGTCGTAGACTTCATCCCGGTACACGAACAGGATCAAATCTGCATCCTGCTCGATCTCTCCGGACTCCCTAAGGTCCGACATGACCGGCCGCTTATCGCTACGCTCTTCTACCTTCCGGCTGAGCTGCGAAAGTGCCAGAACAGGCACATCGAACTCCTTCGCTATGGATTTCAGCCCGCGGCTTATGCTGCCGATTTCTTGGTTTCGGTTATCGCCCTCCCCTCGCATGAGTTGCAGGTAATCGACAACGATAAGAGATAAACCATGCTGCCTTTTGATGCGCCGGCAACGGGAGCGGATATGCCCAACGCTTACCCCAGGTGTATCGTCAATCTGCATGTTGAGGCCATGCAAGTGCGCTATTGCAGAACTCCTATCCGTGTTCCAGGAGTGATACTTGAGCATGCGTCCTGCTACTTCCCGTCGCGTCATTTCGAGCGAGAACACCGCAGCTGGATGTTCGCGTGATACGTTCTCAGCAACCTGCATTGCGAGGCTGGTCTTCCCCATGCTGGGCCGGGCGCCGATGATGATCAGGTTGCCGTTACCGAATCCGCCGGTGAGATTGTCGAGATCGCGCAATCCGGTATTGAGAGACGTGCGCTCTTCATCTTCCCAATCCACTGCTTCAGCCACGGCCTTGCCGATATGCACGTAGTCGCGCTCGGTATTGGTGTCGAGCACGGAAAGGATTTTCTTTTCCGCTGCCTCGGCGATTTCCCGGGGATCTTGATGGGATTCGCAAGCAGTGGAGATTTCCTCCGCGCTGGCGCGAAGGTTGCGCAGAATGGCGGCATTGTGAATTAGCTTTGCGTGATGCCGGATGTTGGCCGAGGTGTTGACTGATTGCACCATCGTTCCCAGGTATTCCAAACCGCCTACACGCTCGAGCTCGCCTCTAGACTCCAATGCTTCAGCAAGAAGTATGATGTCGACGGCTTTACCGGAATCCAGCATCGACTGGATTTCACGGAAAATTGCCCGATGGTTTTCCCGGACAAATGCGTTACCAGGAAAATCTGAGATGCGGTCATAAGCCCCGTTATCACGGAGTAGGCAGCCAAGGAGGGAGATTTCGGCTTCGATACTCATTTTCTTGACGCAAACCTTCCGACTGAGTCGCGCATCCAATTACGCCATGCGGCTTTCCAGTCGATGAATTTGTTACCACGTGATTCGTGGTGATCTTTGAAATGGAAGGTATTGGGCTTAACCTGCTCCGGATTAACTCCGAGGCTTACGGCCCAATCAAACATTTCGCCGGTTACAACAAAGTCTTTAGGAAAAGCAGTCTTCCTGTTCACTTTCTGAATCTGAACTACTTTTTTAGGTTCTCTCGTTACTGATGGTTTATTGATGGTTAATGGTGGTTCGGGTGTCATGGGTGCTAGGGGTAACGCGCATCCATGCAAGGGGTCTTGCGCATCCACGCTAGGGGTAGCACTGATGCGAGGGGTAGCATCCACGCTAGGGGTGGAAATCTTATTAATGTTGAGCTTGTAATGCCGGCTTTGTCCTGGGTTTCCACCAGCATGATTTGCTACCACAGATAGAAATCCTTCCTCGATGAAGCCATGTAGGATGCGCCTTGCCTGCGATTCGCTGACATTGATCTTCTTTGCAACGCCGGATACAGAGGGATGCAAACTCCCACCTTCATCATTGCACCAGTCAGCAAGGGCGAGCATTGCAAGTTTTTCACTACCCCCGCGTTTAAAGTTATCCCATACGAGAGACATGACCTTTACGCTCATGACAGCGCCTCCAGCATCGCCCTGCACCACTTCAAAACGGCCTTCCTCTTCCCCTGCTTCGTCTTGCGCCGGCGAATGGCGTAGGCTGCTCGATATGCTTGTTTGAGGTTCATGCGACCGCCTCTTCTTGCTCGAAATCGAACTCGGCGTTGTCCTTTTTCAGCAAGCCGTTGGAAGCAGCGGCCTCCATGTTCTTTGCCGCCTGTCTGAAATAGCTGGCCTTCAGCTCAAATCCGATACCGCGCCGGCCCATGATCACTGGCATATAGACTTCAGATCCAACTCCCATGAACGGGGTTAATACAGTCTCACCCGGGTTGCTGCGCAACGTGATGACACGTTCTATTACATCGAGCTGAAGAGGATGGACATGCTTCTCATCCTCGCTATCTCGTGAGGCCTTATACGGCAACACACGGTCTATTCGAATGTCGTCCCACATACTGTCCGCGTACTGGCGCCAAATCCAATGCGAGAATCTGTTCTCTGTCTGCTTTCCTTTCCATCCTCGATAAGAAAGGACTTCGGCTGGCGGAGCGCGATCTCCGGCGTATTCCATGAGCCCTATTGGATGAGCTACGGGTATCGGATTCTTACCCTGGTTGCGAAACAGCAGCAGGTAGTCGGCTGAGGCAATACCACAATCCATGCTGTCGGCAACCAATGAGGCATGGGCAAGGTTTTTTTGCATGGTGCGCAACCGTACAGCTAACGGCTCCTTCCAAATGGCGTGCCGCCCTGCGTATTCCCATCCAAGACGCTCATGCAAACGAATGATGTCTCCCGGGAAATCCTTCAACGAATCGGTGCCGCTGTTGCTTCTGGGGATTTCCATGCAATGCACTGCCGTCATTCGGCCCGGCAGAGTTACTCGCGTAAGTTCGCGCACCACAAATTCGTAATGATCGAAGAAGCTCTTATAGTCAGGACAGTTCGACAGATCGCGATCATCGCTGCTGTAGTGATACAGGCCGCCGAATGGCGGCGAATAAATTGAAAGATGAATACTGCTGTCCGGGAGAGATTGCATGCCTTCCACGCAGTCTCCCAGGTAAATGGCGTAACTATCCGTTACGCGCTGATCGATGACAGCCATGCTGGCGTCTCCATGGAAGTGTTAAAGGTGCGCAGGCGGGAAATGGCTTGCGCAGCGTTCATATGCGTAACCAGGGAAGAGAACATGGCATCGGCCTGCTCGGCTTTGCGCTGCATTGCGGCAAGCGCACCGCGAGCTCCTTCGGTGGTCACCATATCCACGCGTACCGGATGTTTCTGCCCGAAGCGCAGGAAGCGCCGGACCTTCTGGTAATAACCCTCGTAGGAATACGAGGGGAAATCTGTCATGTGGTGGCAGTGCTGCCAGTTCATTCCGAAACCGGCAATCTTCTGCTTGGTAACGAGAACTCGAATCTGATTGTCCGAGAACGCAAGCAGCTTCTCTTCCTTTGCATCGTCGCTATCCCTGCCGCTCACCTGCACCGCCCCTGGAATCAATCGCTCGAGCAAATCCCCCTCATCGTTGAGGTCACACCAGACCACGGCCGGCTCGCCGGTGTCGCAGACCAAGGAAGCGACTTTCTCGCAGCGCTCTCGTATTGTCCGGCGGCGCTCTTCACGTTCCTCTTGCAAACCGGCTGCAGGCAGGGCGAACAACATCCCATCTGCAATAGATTCTGAGTCCACCAGGTGCTCTATCTCGTGGAGAGGCGGCAACAAGAAACCGTCATCATTAAAACCAAGATCTGAGGGTCTGCGCATTGCTCTGGCCCAGGAGCATACCCACCGCCAGAACGGCTGCTCGGCATGCCCTTTAAAGCGCCATTTGTTGGCGGCTCCCATGAATCCCCGCCCCGTGGAGCTGTTGTTCAGATCGTTCTTGAAGAATCGATTGAGCATATCCATGCTGCCTAGGTATCCGAGGGCCTCAGATGATGTGCCCAGCTCGATGTAGTCATTGGGAGCAGCGGTGGCGGTTTCGAGAAGGCGATACCGAAGCTTTCGAGAAAAACTTGTGATCTCGGCCCGCCGGGCACCCTTGATGTTTTTTAGAATGCTGGACTCGTCGGCAACATGGCCGACAAAGTCATTTGGATCGAATAGGTGCAACAATTCGTAGTTGCAGATGTTGATGCCGCGGCGAACTCTTCCATCGCGGCAGATGTGGACCTCAATGCCGAATTTCTCAGCTTCCTGCGCCATCTGCCGTCCTACAGCGATAGGTGTGTTGATCAGCACATTTCCGTTGGTTTTCCTGACAACGTTTTCAGCCCACACCAATCCTTGAATGGTCTTGCCCAGGCCGCAATCCTCGAACAGAGCGGAACGCCCTTTTCTGATCGCCCAGGAAGTCAGGTGTTTCTGGAAGTCAAATAGGTAGTCCGGCATGAACACGGGCTCGAAGCCATCGTATCCATCGGCTTGGGATTTCTTGCTCAGAAACCCGATGTAGTCCTGGTGCTCTGTAGGTGCGTCGATCCGGCTATGATCAGGGGATGAGCACTCAGCGCTGCGGTGCGAAGGGACTGCCATGAGGTTCATTACGCGCCGCCTTTCATTGAAAATCCCCGAGCATCTTCGCGAGGTTGCGCAAGACTTGTGCAGGATCGGCTGTATTTTTTCTCCTCTCGCCATGTGACAATCTGGTCATCTCAACAGACCGCCGATCAGCAATGATCAGGCTTCGGATATATGCGCTATGCGATAAATCAAGTTCTTCCGCACGGGCTTTGCTCCAGTTATGTTCGTCGGCGGAAAGCATTACCGTGTCGCGAATATCGCGGTTGTCGAGTCGGCTGAATGCCGGATCGTTTTCGTCAATGTCGGCCATGATCAATCCTCTAAAAAACCCCTCCCCTTTACAGGGAGGGACAAACCACTCCGGCACAAGAGGGAAAAAGCCGGAGCAGAACAGAAAAGGTGGAGATTCCTGCTGTGGTAGAGTCTGATTTCCACATCAACTTCAATCACGAAAGGAACCTCCATGAGCGAAAGCAAAATTACTCAGGATCAGAATTTGATCCTGTTGATCTACCTGAGAGATGATCCTTCCAATACGCTGATGAGCCGAATCGAGCACATGCAGAAATCAGACGGGTCCATAAACCTCGAAGGGCGCGACGGCGTATTTCCGCTCTCA